CCACTAGGGATAGTCACGACTGCCCCACTACCGATTGTCATTGGTCCGGTTGCTGTTGCGTTATAACCCGTAGGAATAGTAAAGCTTGTTGATACTGTTGCATTATTTACCACTAAGCCGTTTGATGCGACTATTTCTGGAGCTGTTAATGCCCCTGTAGTTGGAACAAATGTGTACTTAGTACTTGTAACTTTAACGCCTGTTATAGAGCCTGAAGTAGCACTTGTAAATGTTGGATATAGTGCAGTAGCCGTTGTAGTATCGTCTGTAACTGTAACACTGCCAGCGGGTAACGCTGTAGATTGCCAAGTAGTGCCATTGGATGTTAATACATTACCTGATGATGATGGAGCTACTACTTGTAAGGCTGATGTCCCGTTACCTAGTAAAACATTGTTTGCTGCTAATGTTGTTGACGCTGTACCACCTGCTGCAATGGGTAAAGTTCCTGCGGCTAAAGCTCCTGCACTGGTTGAGTATAATGCATTGTTAGCAGCTGTAAAAGTAGTTAGCCCAGTACCGCCATAAGCTGAAGTAATCGTACCACCATTCCAAGTACCGCCAGAAACTACAGTAGTAGCTAAGTTTAGTGTATTAGTACCCCAATCAACTGCTGAAGGAACCTGACTATATGGAACCCATGTACCTGCAGTGGTGCCATTACTAACTAATACCCATTGATCGACACCACCCGGAGGAATTGTATCTAATGTAGTAGCCGCATTATCTATAACTGTAGCTGTAAGCGATGAGTCATTATCTATAGTAAATATAAACCCGTTTTGAAGGGTTGTTGCATTAGGCAGTGCGACTGTTTGTGTGGCTGTTCCAGTAATCCGTTGATATTGAGCAGAAGCTACAGTTAGTGTTAATGTAGTGGCTGAAGAAACAGTACTTGCAAAAGCAGTTAAAAAGTTATTAGCTGTTATATTTTGATTAGCATCACGGAGTACATTAGAGTTTGCTCCTGTTGATACTGTTACCCCTGTACCACCATATAATGTAGCTATTGTTGAAGCCTGCCAAGTACCTGATGCTATAGTACCTAGGGTACTAACATTACCACTTGCGTCTAACCATACACCTTTTTCTGAAGGATAAGTTACAAAGACATTGACTGTGCCTGAGAATGTAACAGCACTACCCGCATTGCTTGAAGCTAATATAGTTGTTCTAGTTAAAGTACCGCCTGTGGCATACGTGCCAATACCTACTTCCCAGTTTCCAGAAACGTCTGTAGATGAGTAGTAAGTGGTATTTCCGTTGCCAACCACGGCAAAAGATTGAAAGCCAGTAACTGAACCACTTAAAGTAAAACTTACGGTGGTGTTTGCTGTTCCAGTTTGCTGGACTCTGTCATTCAATGCTAGAGCCATTTAAGACCCCTTAGCTTGTTGCAGTAGTCGTGTAGGTCACAGCCACAGTATCGCCGACTGTCGTGATTTTAGGTGTTGCAAACGCACCAGCACTATATAAAGTACCTGCTGTACTAGACTGAGTACTTACTGCACCTGAACCTGTTACTAAGAAACAACCTGCAACTGTACCGCCAGCACCTGTAATAGTGTATGTGATTGAAGCAGCTGCAGAACTTGTAATATTAGCTGGAGATAAACCTGATGATGTCGCTGAAGCAAACACCGCTGTACCACGAACTGCTGAACCACCAACTGTGTAGGCAATAAACTCTGTCCAACCAGCGTGAGATGTCATTGTATCTGCAGCTAAGAAAGTTGGGCTTGAGTTAATAAGACCTAAAAATGGACCTACAACTGTGTAAGATGACCCTTTTAATAGTGTATCGAGTAGTAACTGTTTACCGATTGAGTTCACTAAGTTAGGGAATGATTCTTCCCATTTTAAGTTACCTGTGGCATCACGGCATTCAACGTGATAGTTCCCCATAATACCAACTGTTTCATTATCGGCTGCGTTTGTGTCCCAAATTGCAACAGCGTTATCGCCAAAGCCTTGTTTCTCTATCGTCATATAAAATCCTTATGAAATTCTTAAAACTGCGCTATTCGCAGTATCTGTTGGAAAAGTTATTGTAAAACTATTTACCGATGCTTTATCCGAACCAAAATTAAGTACAGCAACAGCGGCTCCAGTAGTACTATTATATATTAAAGCACCTCTACATGTGAAGTTTGCTGGAGTCCATGTTACATTATTGAACGACCAGTATGCGGTATTGTTTGTTGTATCAGCTATTGGTGCAATAAGAGTTAGTGCTTTCCCTCCTGCTGTATACCCAGTACCAACCACTTCATTTGTAACTGAATAAGCTACAGTCGTATTATCTAAATTAGCATTAGCATTATAGAGTGCAATCTTATAAACATAAGGCGATGGTGGATTAAAGTCTTCTAACCCACATAGTAAGTTATATTTAAAGATAGTGCATTGTGTCTGAATGATTGCCATTATGGGCTAACCTTTATCTTAGCTTGATGGTCACGATAAGTATCACCACGTTCAAGACCTGTACCCAATCTATTAAGTTGTGCAACAGCTTCCATGTACATTTTCTCGTAATAGGCAACCATATCCTGCTCACCCTTCATGAATAATATTGCCTCACGCATAGCACCATAAAACAATACTGGGTCATAGTTATCACCTAACCAGCTTGTACCTGTTGGGTTATCGATAGTAGATACAGTAACTGTAAATCCTCCACCCGCACCACCTAAGTAAGTATTGCTAGTGCTTAATACGTTACCTGTAACATAGAGTGAACCACCATCATTAATCGTAACGCTTGTAACCCCACCACTAGCTACTACAATTGTAGCAGTAGCATATGTACCTGAACCACCTGAAAGTGGGATATTATAATATGTACCTGTGTTATACCCTGTACCTGCAACGATTGTATTAAATCCAGTAATTACCCCTTGCACAATTGATACTGGATAGTAGAAGTAATGTAGCTCTACCCCATATGCCGTATCAGGTGTAGGAGCAAGAATTAATGAAAGAGATTCAATATTAGTTAGTTGTGAGCCGAACAGTGCGTAATACTTAGGTATTCCTGTAACATTTGGATTTGGGTATGCCTCACGCATATAGTTCACATCTTTGTTTAATAGATATGAGTAAGTTCCGTCAGCACCAATAACTGCTACAGAATAATTAGCCAGCCAATCAGCTGGAAGAGAAACGTATTTATTACCGATAGTCATTGAACCCGTTACGTTTTTACGTAGTGTAGGTATTTGTACGGTATTATAGATACGTTCTTCTGCTTCCATAATGAATGTAGGAATACTAGCTACAAATAGAGATTCATTGTTCTCCACATAGTTTTGTATTGCCTGTGATAGCTGAATGTAATTCATTATGCCATAGGCCCACGGGCTGTTTTACCTCTAGTAGCGCAACCATTACCACGAGTAACTAGACCAGATGTTTTTACTTTTGGTTCAAAGGGGTTGCCTAAACTAACACGCATTGGTTCAGTTGAAAGAGTTACATCATCTGCCAACATTTTATTAGGGTCTTGTTTCTTTTCGTCATGTGCCATGATAATTCCTTATTTTTGGTTATTAGCGCGAGCCATGTTACGACCCACTTTTTTCATAGCAGCATTTAAGCCACTACCACTTCTAGCCTTACCACCTTCAATACCAATGTCTTTACCTGAATCACCTAAGTTCTTACCCTTAGTCTTACCTGATTGTGTAACGCCATCTGCTGCTGATTTATAACCCATTTTAATACTCCTTAAGTTGTTGTTACCGTCACTGTACCTACATATGTTATAGCCATCAAGTCATTTCGTGTTAGTACAGCATCGAAGCTACTAGCTCCACCTACAGGTGCCCAACCCCATTGGAATTGACGACTACCATCCATTGAGTACCCATCTGTACCTACACCTGAAGCAGAATAACTGGTATCAGGTCTTGGCTCTCTAACCGCTTGTGGGTCATTAACTGGATAAAGTCCTAACTGTAATTGTGGCTGGTCAGGTTCCCAACACTCTGGACATACCTTAATACTAACTTGCTTAGTCTTAATTACTAACTTGCGTAGTTGTGTTAATTTATATCGTTGACCACATCGGTCACACTCTGCAATTGCATTCTTACCTGACGAGAACTTAGAAGCCATTATGCTACCTCAAATCTATTTCTTTTTGCGCTGTTCATGACCGCAGGTATCACTTGTAAATTGCTTATTGTATGTAACCCCGAAACTAATTCCCCTTGTAGTGGGGTTATATGGTCGACACTCCAATTAATTTTAGTTACTTTAGTACGTAATTTAGCCAATGCATATACTTCTTTAATCAACCATAGTTCTTCAGAATCAACCCATGCTGGGGTTCTATTTAGTTTAGAAACTTTACGTAATGTTGATAATGCATTTACAATGTGTTGGTTAGATTTACGCCATTTTGCTCTTGCTGCCCTATGCTTTTCGGGATTCGCAGCGGCGTAACATTTATCTCTTTGTATAACATAGTCTTTATTAGCTAACTTCCATGCTTTTTTAAGTGTACTTATACGCATTGAATTTGCTGCCCTATATATTTTCATATATTTAGCAACGCAAACCTTGCAATCGTTCCCCCGTTTTGGGAATAAACTAATTGGTTTTTCTTCTGCGCATTTATCACATGGTTTCATATTAGCGAGTATAGCTCATATTTCTTGGTACGAATCTTATAGAACTCTTTTCCCTGTCCTCCTCAGCCGCTAGTCTAAATTGTTCTTCGTAATCTGCCTTTAACCCCATCACACGATTAGGGTCAGTGCCTTGAATCTTAATGCTTAGATAATAAGCTAAACCTGCAACCATAGCAGGTAAGAAACGGAATGGGATATCTTGTGTATTAGCACCATCACCAACGTCTTGAATTCTACGTAAACGCCAGTAAACAAATATGTATTGGTTATCAGGAGCGTTAGGGCTGGGCCAAACATTAATGGTCGGGGCATTGACTCCAGTAGGTGTCGTAGCACCTGATTGCCTATTAATCCATACTTGGATAGGACGACCTTGAGTTAATTTGTTTGGTATTGTTGAGTATGTAGATTCTGAAATTCGACTGATGTTAATATCAGTTTGATTTGACACACTATCTGAATTAGTACGAATTACTTGGTCTAATAGGTCAATAGTATCTACTGGTAACGTATAGGTTACTTGTCCTGTAGTTAATTGAATTTGCCCCTGCTCAATAGTCCACAAGTTAATGCCTCGATTAGCCCACTCAATAGTAAGTAAGTTAAGGCTTCTACGTGCTGTACGTAAGTCATATCCTGAACGCAACTCAGAACCCGCGCGTTCAAAACTTTCCTCGACCAAATCATTAAGGTCTAGGTTGAATGAGGTAGTTCCAGTTGTTGTCATTATTAGTCCTTATTTCGTTTATTTTTACGCGCCGCATGGCAAGCTGCCATACCTCGTTTTTTAGCACTAATACTAATGTTCATTCTATGCTCGTCGGTAAATACTTTCCCTGTTTGGGCGATTCTTAATTTTTCTTTATGCTCTTTAGGTAAGGACTTTCCCTTTAACGCTTGTACTTTAGCTTGTTTGCAAGCTTCTGAAACCCCACGTTTTTTTGCAGCGTCTGACATCCGCTTACGCGATTCAGGTGTAGGATTTAGTGTACCTTCTCCACCATCAGTATAGTTAGCTAAATCTACACCCATTGCTCTAAAGCATTTTATTAATCCAACTTCAAGGGCTAATGCGATTTTATCGGTAGAACATTCCAACATGCCTTTTAGTATATTTTCAGTTCCGTATTTGACTACTGTACGCCGATGCCTTGAATTTCTCTCACTAAGCGAACGTGCTCTACGTAACGCCCCTTTACCAACATAGAATGGCGTTCCATCAGGTTTACAATGTATGTATGCGAACGATGTCATTACTTATCCCATTCAAACAA